AGTATGTCCATCAACATATAAATCTGCCTGTCCTGATGGATTTATCCATATTGTTCCAGCGACTTCCAATTTTTCTCCCGGAGCCGCAGTCCCAATGCCGACATTGCCGTCTCTTTGAAATGTGACACGCGTTACATCTGTTGAACTATATTCTGTATCAAAATGCAAAGTAGAACCAGTATCTAAACGCAAACCCCAATTATAAACCGATGAATCATGTAAATTTAAAAATGCATCTGTCTCTGCATTTGTATCCACACCAGCCTTCTGAATTTCAAATTTAGCTAAAGGAGCCGCAGTCCCAATTCCGACGTTTCCTGCTGTACTAATAAACATCGATGAAACAAGTGACGACGCACCATTTGTCCTAACGACTAAGCCATGCGAAACATCTAAGTAAGAGTTTGCACTATCGTTGATGAGATTAAAGTAACGACCACCACTTGCCGCCCCTACTTTAAGAGTACCAACGACATCCAAAGGTACTGAAGGACTCGCAGTACCAATCCCGACTCGATTATTTGAAGCATCTATTGAAAGTGTGTTTGAATCAAAATTAAGAGCATCTACTGCTGCATTTAATGTAACATCTACTGTTTGAGTAGATAAATCTATAGTGCCACTATTAAAATCTATATTTCCACCGACTGTTAATGCCCCAGTAGCAACTGCACCAGTTGTGTCAAATGTACTGCTTCCAATGTCGATATTGCCAAATCCCGAAGTAATTGAACCTGAGTCTAATGCTCCAGTTGTAACGATATTCCCACCGCCAACATTATGGCTTGCGAAGTATGTAGACACAGTATCCACATTAGTCATTCGCATTGTACCGGCATCGTTAATTAAGATACCATCGCCAGTTGCTACGGCAGTTGTTCCTCTGGCTGTACCGCCATCAATGAGGTTAAGTTCTGCACCTGTGGAAGTAATAGCCGTGCCGTTAAAATCTATTGCATCTATATAAGCCGTTCCATCAACGTATAAATCTTTCCATTGTGCCGACGATCCGCCCAGGTCGTAAGTGTCATCGGCTGACGGCACTATGTTAGAATCAACACTTGCCGTTATTGTAACTGTATCGCCAGAAGCATCACCAATATCTATATCACCAGTTCCGACAAAATTAGCGAATGTGGCCGTGCCTGTGCCTGTTATATTTCTAAATCCCGTAACGTCTTTATTGCTGTCAACGACTACTGCCTTCGATGCCGCCACAGTTCCGGCAGTTACATCGGTGGAATTAGCCCGACCAACTGCTGAATCAATCTGCGCTCCGGTATATGAACTGTTATAATTTGCCATATTTTTCCTTTTAAGAAGTGGGAGGTGGGATCAACCACCCCCCAAATCATTATCGTTTACGGATTGTTAAAATTAACAATCTGACCAGCAGCATCAGCTGCGCCCTGCACTAAAGAAGCACCGAATAAGACATCAGCAACTACGGAAGTCGCAAGATGATCTATGTCGTATGAACTTTGTACACGAGGAGCGATCTGCATTGCGAACACAATCGAATCACGAGTGAAGATAGAAGCGGTTTCATCACCAGTTCCACCATCATCATCCCAATCAACTGAGAACTCAACCGGCATTCCATAAACAGAACCGAGTTTGCCAGATACTTGTCCAGCACTATCACCACGTTTATCGAAATGAACGAACTCACTCAAACCTAATAGTGAGTTGTATGCAGCAGGAGAACAGTATAAGAATGAATCGCCATTAGTGTAATCCACACCAGCATCCATTAATTTCTGAGTCCCTGAGCGAAGTTCAGCAGCGGTGATAGTATTATCAGTTGCAAGAGATACATCATTGGCAGTCGCGGATTGAATTATATCTACTGCGAGATAGTTTTCAACTTTCTTTGCCAAAGCATAGCCCATTGACTTTGCGTACATATTGAAAAGATCAGAGGATTCCTGGACCTTAACAATATCTTCGATGCGTTTTGCTTCGTAGAAATGTTGGTCAACAGAAAGGTCTGTTTTTCCATCTGTGTTTGCGGAGTAAGTTACTGCTGTGTCTGCTGATTTAGCAGCGGCAGATTCTTCTGTTACACGAGGTATATGAAGTTGATCTCCACCATCAGAAAGTAGTGAGGACATATCAGTAACCTTGTCTTTAATGCTAAACTTGCGTTCAGCATAATCTAAAATAGCGTCAGACCACAATTCTGGTATGAAATTTGCGGCTGCGCTTACATCTACATTAGCCATAGTTTTTAGTTCCTATATGAGTCAAGGATGGACCCCCAGCTCTTATTTCTATCCTTTGGATCAACTTCTTTAATGCCTTTAGCATCCATTTTAGCCGATCCAGGTCGAGCTGTATCCACGACCTTGACGTTTTGTTTAACAAATTTATTATGGACTGCTCTTAATTCTTTTGTGGGCAGCCCCTTAAATGTTTCCTGATCTTCTTCAGAAAATCCAGAAAGCAATTCTTCACGGAATCTTTTATCATCCGCTTCATATTTTTCAACAATAGGAGTAAGCTTTTCAATTTTCATTTTCTGTTCTTCAGCAATGACTTTCCATTGATCTTGCTCCTCTAATCGCTTTTGCCGGTCAGTTTCTATGGATTGTTCCATTCCCACAAGTTTGGCTTCTGCTTTCTGGGCCCGACTTCTGTACTTTTTGCTTTCAGCTATCAATTCTCCTACGTCAGGTGTGGAGGTTGATTCTTGGTTTGTAACCACTTCTTGCTCAGTTACTTGAGTCTGTTCTTCGGACATAATCTGCCTTTCTGTTTTCTCGTTTGAGTTATCCTATCTTAATCACGGTGTCTTTTGCCGCGAATTTCTTAATCCTTGTTTCCAAGTGTTTTGAAATTTTTTCTGAAACAGATGAAAGGTTTTTCGCTCTTATGTCTGCTAAATCAGCGTTTTTATTTTTCTTCAACCCTTCTACAACTGCTCCTCTCGCAAAGTTTAATTCTGCATAATTTTTTGTGGCCTTTGTTGTTATCCTTCTTAATGTTTCGCCAGTAAGCCTTGCATTTACCTTACCAGACTTCCCCCTATCAACACTAACCCCCTTATATTTAGAAATCTTCCCATACCCGGGGATAGTCATTCCCCTCTTTTTATAGTTGATATAACTATCTATATAGACCCTTTTTGTGTTGTTCCCTGATCCGATTGTTCTCCATCCAACATTTGCTCCACTATTAGAATACGATATATTCCTTTTGTCATTTTGGAAAATACCCTTATCGGCATCTGCTATGATTCTCCCCTTTGCGAACTCGCCGATTTTCTTCCACAAACTCACATCCATTTTTGGTATTTCCGATGCTCTCATACTGGGACCCAATCGTGTCGGCAATTCCACCCACCTCTTGATGCAAAGTCAACTGGAAGCCCATCAATTTCTGAGGTTGTAAATCCCTTGCTATTTCTTGAATCACTTAAAACATCTGAACACTCAATTCTTGTTACATCGTCATTTGGTCCAATATATGCGAATTTCTGCTCTGGTGTATCTGCGAAAACCTCTTTTGTTGTAGCATTGGAGAGCCTTGAAAAAGCATCGTTCACAACAACTCTTTTTTGTGGCCCCGTTAGCATCTTTTCCGCACCAAAATCGTTTGTCAATCTGGCTGCTAACGAAGAGCCTTCTTCTCCGGTTATGATTCCCCTTATAAGTTCTCGTTTTAGATCAGAAGCGTATTGTTCATATCCTTTTAGTAAAGAATCCACCTCCAATAAACGCATTGCTTCAATAGCTTGAATATTCGTTGTTGTTATTTGTTTAACACCCAGAGTAGATGCCTTTTTCAATGTGGCAGAAACCTCTCCATTAAAACTATTATAAAGATTATCGAGAGCATCCCCCAAACCATTCTTGTTCATTTCCTGTAAGAAATCAATAGACCTTGCCACTTCAATTAACTCTGATGTGTTTAATTTTTGAAGCTTTGGGATTAATCGTTTTAAGCGTGACAATATCTCAGTTTGAACGGCTTCCACATTATCGAAATATTTATCGATATAATTAGGCATTTAGTAAATCCAAAATCGTTTTAGGTCTTTCTGGTTGTTCGTTCTTTACCTCTGGTTGTTCTTCAGCAACCTCACCTAATAATTCGTTCACTTCATCATTGGTCATGTCTGGATTCATTTCTTGAAGGACCCTGCGCTTTGTAGTTAGTCCATTTGCAAGTTCCCAATCCATCTGGTTCCGCCACTCTGCCGGATCGTGTACTGTCTCCGGTTCTGTGAAATCAACATGATAATCTTCAGATATATTTACACCGTGAGCCGCCAATATTGTCCTGTCCAGGTTAAATCTTTTATACTCGAATGGTCGCCATATATCCTCAACCGATGCTGCTCTTGCTTCATAATTCTCTAAGTTCTCTATCTTAACTTGAACACCGGAATTGGCTTGTGAATCAGACCATCTTGCGACTAAGTGGTTATTCGTCGCAGCGTCTTGAATGATAAACTTTATGGCATTAACGATTTGTCCTAAGTCAGAACCGGGAAGTTTGGATAACGTGCTGCCTTCCGGGAGCATCATTATTTCATCTGTTCCTATCCTAATAGGTTCGTCTTGTTGAATGCCGGTTGCGTACTTCACGCCCAATGTGTCTATCCTTGCAGCAATCAGCATTTCAAGATATAACATGGCCACCGACTCCTGTGCTGATACAAGGTCTAATGCGCCACTCTGCCAATACTCATCGACCAGTTCTGCATCACGCTTGGCAAAGGTCATTGGAATGATACCAAACGGGTTCTCATCCTGATCGAAGATTCTCCCTCTCTCATCGAATCTAAAATGCTGCTCATCTGACCAATATTCGTATATCCTGCTTGTCTTATCATTTAGATTTGCAATAGGATAAAACACAGCAGATTCTTTTGTCTCGCCCTCAAGGAATAACGGATAGAAATACGGCACTAATTCATAGTTTAACCCCTCGTCTGAATAGTGACTCAACAGTCCCATATTCCCGGTAAGGAACGTCATCTTTTCCATTTGCCGCATTTTCGCATCAACATCCCTCGGTAGTTCCTCAACGTACTTATCGTTGTGGCGCATAGGTTGGTCTTTATATACCAAACTTCTTGCCGATACCATACGCTTCACAAAGTTAGGCAATGCGGGCGGCAGTTTTATTCCACTCTGGAAATATGGCTCGATATATTGAGCATAATCCCCCTCGTAATAGTCTATTGACTTCATACGTCTTTTTAAATTCTTGTCGTCAGCGTGACCGATTACACTTTTAATCGACCTCATGACCGTGTCGGTAGATAAATCTTTAATTATCATGCTTGTCCCTGTTTGTACATTCTCATAGACTGGGTTGTCATCATACCATTCAATAATGTCTCGTTTAAATCGTTCATGTCATTCAGCATAGTTTGTCGCCCTTTGTTGTAATAATAAAACAGAATGAGACATATCACATTGAGCGATAATGATACCCCCAGTAAGAAATAAATCACGCCATCCATCCTTGATATGTTACCTTGCGTTCTCTCAACGGCATTAGATACGAAACGGCATAACCCAGAGCATCCCCACTATGCGTTTGAACAGGATCACGTTTGTCAATGTCTCCATTGCGCCATACGTTTTGTTCCATATCCATAAGTAAAGTCGGACAATTCTCCATCGTCAGTCTGCCTTCTCTTAATAGTTTATTGACCGCATTCACTCGGTCTTTTACTCGTGGATTGACTCTTGGCGCTAATACTTTAAAGCCTGCGGTTCTTAAAATATCGTGATCTGTTTGAACCGATGAAGTTTTCCTCGCTGATCCTGTGCTATCTGGAAAGGTCTTAATACCGGGATATTGTTCTTTTAGTCTTTCAGCTAAATCCCACGTGCCGGCATTCTTTAGTCTTATTTCAGACTCAACGTGTATTTCATTCTTATTATATCTGAATATGATTCCACTTAACGCATCCACATTGAAATCAATTCCGCATCCGACTTCCCATCCATCTAAGTCATTACGACTAATTAAGTGACGTTCACGGTTAAACTCGTTATATACCCGCCCTTGAGTTAGGTTAACAAACTTACCATGCACATACGCATCAATCTGTTCTTTTGAATAGGCCTGTAATAGGCTCTGTTTATAATCATCTGGGAGATAAGGGTTGTCTAATGTGGAAGCCTGGATAACGCCAATATCCATATCTGGATCATTAGCTAATGTGAATCCCCAGTTCAACTGCTCTGGCGTTCCTGTAAGATATATCTGCGACTTCTTGGCTTCTGGATGGCGTACGCGGGCGATCATCTGCTCAAATACCTCACGCTTTTGTATAAATGGTTCATCTATAACCGCCCATCCAATATTCGGACCACGTAAGGAATCCGGCTTATCTCCAGATCCAAGCCATATCTTGCCGCCCCAATTATGGAAGATGAACTCGCTTCGTTGTTGGTTGTATGTATAATCAAGCCCGGCACGGTTACACAACTCCTTGAGCGTGACGATTATCGTCTTGACCGCTAATTGATGTGAAGGCGATATGTACATCCCCGGAACAGGAGCGTTCAAATAGCTCATGTACAGGGATTTCAATGCCCCGATATAAG